TGCTCGGGCCATCGTGTTGGCCTGCATTTGGTAAGCGGAATTTAGTTGTCCTTGAATGCGGTTAGAATCCGCATGATTTGACGGATTAAGCGCCTCTAAAATCAATTCTGTCGGCGACGATTTTTCAGTGTAAGATCCCGAGTTGCTGCCGCTGTGTCTGCGAATCCAAGACGGCACCGAGCCAGCTTTGGCACCTATTGTGCCAGCACCCCAGCCCGCTGCGGTCGCGCCTTGCTGCTTCAATGCGCGTTGATAAACCGTCTCGATGTCGCGAGCAAATGCGCGTCGGAATCCATTGCCTCGAAAATGCTTATCACGGCTTTGTTTGGAAACATACCACGAATAAAGCGCTTCTGGCGATTGTCGCAAAAGCTCTGGGATTGCAGTTGGCCCGTAGATGTTTTTCAAAGCGGCCTGTCCTTTTTTAGTTGCAAGCCATTGTTTTCGGTCGTTAGGAATCGGTCTAAATGCGTGGTGCACGTCGCCAAAAATTGCACGCTGTCCTTGGCGTTTGCCTTTGTCAAAATCTACGCTGTAAGTGTTAGTTGCTGTGCCATCTGCACGCACCTTGACTTTGATTTGCGTGGACGCGCCACGGCCTCCCATAGGTGGGGTTACGCTGTAAACCCAGCGCATTACGCCTCGAAAATTTGTCTCCACGACTTCACGAGCTGATTTTGTTGTGACAGCTAATGCCATTGCTAAAAAGCGATCAAACTCGGCTTTACCTTTTGTAAAATCAATTTCAGCTTTCATCGTCTCCCTCACTAATACGGACGGCGGCAAGTAATTCTTCAACGCTTGCCCGCTGCTCGGGATCTGCGTGCGTTTCCTTGGTCGTCCAGGCACCTTGTCCCCAGACCGCCGCGTGCCAATACTTTAGCGCCTTGCTCATTGATATGCGTCGCAAAATAAAATCCTCAGACCATCCAGTTTCACGGGCCAGAGTCAGGACGAAAGATTCGGCCCACCCCGGCCCTACTAGTTTTTTGGCGCTTTAGAGTCGGTGTCGTTGTCCTTAGAAATGATTGTAACTTGAGCATCAGCCTGCGCCGATTTTTGAGCGGTTACCCATGCGCCCGCATCTTCCAGCAGGCGAAATGGAAAAACCCTCACAAACGCTCGTATAAGCGCCTCGGCGGTGCCGTCTCCAATTGCTTGCTCAACGTCCTCGGTCGGTTGCGACGCTAGCCAGATCATGGCAACAATCGTTTCAAGATTAGAAAATCCAGCGGATTCCAGCGCCGCCATGCTGATGCAGTCCTGCGCGGTAAGGTCGCGCAACGTCAGCGGCCCCAGCGTCGTGGTAGATGTGATAAATGGATTTTTCATACAAGTTTAGCGGCGTCCTGTTTAAGCCATTCCGGCGAATGATCGTAGACAACAGCGGTTGTCAGCCCTTTGCGCAGCCGGACGCCCGTAGCCATCTCGTGCGCCTGTCTTTTCATGTCGCGAGCGTTGTCTCGAAATGCGCGCATGATTGCCACAGGATGCCATTCGTTAGCCTGGCACCATTCAAGCGAGTTCCACGCAGTGCGAAACTCCTCAAAGGTCATCTTGCCGTCTGGAAATGTGATTGGTTCAGTTCCGTCATAAACCCATGTGGCGTAGGGCTTACCTGCCTCCATGACTTTCTCAAGTTGAGGCGTACCAAATGCGCCACCCAGGCTGTGCCAAGCCGCCGCCATATCCGTGTTGGGCGAGCGGCGAACGTCATCGTGATCAACGACGATGTGATAAGTGTTTCCTTGTTTAATCATAATTGTTTGCGCTCCGCGCGTTTAAGATGCGTATTGGTAAGAAACGCCCGACGCCTCCCAGCCTATAAAATCGTCGTTTTTAGAATTGCGTTTTGCGGAAGTCACAAATGCTTTGCCCGTGATTCCGCTAATTCCAAGATTACCAATTCCCACGCTAAACGGGTTGACGCCCTTGCCTCGTGCCGAAAAATCAAAAGATCCGTCGTAAATGTGCGTTTGAAATTGAGCGCCGTTGCTGTCAATCAGTCGTTTAAATTCGGACTTGTGTTCGACGTCTACGGACTCAACAACAACCCCAGACGATGTTACTAAAGTGATGCCAAAAGTAGCCATAAAATGTTATTCGTGAAGGGTATATGTTGCTTCCGAGGTCGAAAAGTCGTCGTTGGTTTGGCTCATTTTTGAGCTTGTAACAGTGGCTCCAGAAAACTCTCCAGTTGTTGGAACAGTAAGCAATGCTGCGTCAGATTTGGTTTTGACCGTGGTAACGGTTTGCGAGCGTGGCTTTGCCTGCGCAATTTTAGTTGCCCCCGTTTCGTCCCGAATTGTGACAATTTCAATTGTCTTGTCTTCGGACGACTCTTGTAGGTAGCCGGATGGTTTTAATACGCCGAATGTGTCGGCTCCAAATGTGATGCTCATAAATTTTTAAACAGGTGAGAATCCAACTATGTACTGAAGAGGTGTTTGCCAGTGTCGTTCAGCGTGCGCGGAATCGTCTGATACCGCCACAATCCCAGCGAGCTGCACGACGGTTGACGTAATCGAGATTGTGCGCATAAACGCATCCACCGCCGCAACAAACTCGATGTGCGCAGCCGGCGTCGTGTCGTCGGCTTGCGAAACAGCCATCACCGTTAACTGTCCGCGCCCAAGCGGCGAGCCCACAACCGAGTCCGAGCGAAGCTGCAACAAGATTGCTGGCGAGGTCACGCGCTCGTTGTCCTGCGGCTCCCCGACGTAGATATCGGGAAACTCGGCCTTAAGTGCGTCTGCAATAGCTGCCGCTAAAATGCCGCCGATCATCGAAAGACGTCCTCCAGGTAAATGCTCCACGCGATCGGGTGATCTGCCGTGCGCACAATGCGACGCTCGACGCCACGGATGGTTAGTCGGTCGCCTTTCTGCGGTATAGGAAATCCACGTTTTTGCATGTAGATTTCGCAACTGATATGCGTTTCAAACCCGCCAAAATTAAGGACTTCCGACGTGTTGGTTTCGTTGATCACGCCCTTGTAAGTGTTTCCAAGGTAGTCAAATTCCTCGCCCATAAAGTCGAGACTCTGAGCGAGTGCATTTGCTGCGGTGTCAAACCACATTCCCATTAGTCGCGTTTCCGTTTTGGCGTAAGTGCCACAGGCTGCGGCTTGTTGCGTTTTTCGCGGTCGGGTTCAGCCAGGACAAAAAGCCGAATCAGACCAGCGTCGTCGCAAGCCTTGTAAAGTTCGACTGCCTCGCCGTAATTATCCGAGGTCAGGATGATTTCGTTGTCGCGGGTAACGATTGTCAGTTTTGCGCTCATAATTGGATAATTCAAAGGGGCGGAGGCGATTAAACCCCCGCCCCAGTTAAAACTACTGAGAGATAATACGCACGCCCATTTCAGAGCGGCCCTTCTGGATGCCGTAAAGGATGCCGAAGCTGTAAACGAGTTCTGCAGTGTTCACGTCGTAAAAACGGCGCATCTGCACGGGCAGGTTAATGCCTGGAACCACCACGTCAGCGATCTCAGCGCCCATCTGCACAGCGCCGTCGGCATTAACCGAACGACCAGCCATCAGCAATGCGGATTTATGGAACGCAAACCCTGCGAGGTATTCGCCGTTTGCGTCTGCGAGCGTCGATTCATAAACGTCAAACCCAGCAACGCGAGGAATGAATCCTTCAGCTTTTTGCGCAATGAAGCCGGGAAACTCAGCCGTGTTCAGTGACTTAAGCAGGCTAGCAAAATACGCGGGCGAAAGAACCACCGCGCGGCCCTGTTGAGGGGCACCCTGCGTGTTCAACTGTGCGCGAAGGTCGGCAAGGTCGTTGCGATCGAAGTTTGCGGCCGTCGAAGTCAGCGGAGTGGCGTCAAAGTTTGTAGCCGTTACCAAGTTCCACAGTGCGCCAAATACGCTTGCACCAACGGCTTGCATTGCTGGCTGCACAAACAAATCGTTGAGGTTGATCGAAGACTTGGATCTTTCTAGGTCGTTGAAGCCAAAGACAAACCCGGGGTAACTATCGAGGGTTATGGTTTTTGCAATTGTCTGGACGCCAGTGCGGGAGAACCCAGAGGTCAAATCCTGCGCTGTGACGTTTACGGGATAGCGGGTTGTGATACTTGCGCCACGGTCTGCGATCTCAGAGGAGAAATCGTAGGTTATTCCGTTTAAAGGAGCGAACAAAACTTTGAGTTCATTTAAACTCTCCTGAGCGACGGCGTTTAGGTTTACACCTGCGATTGTGTTGGACATATAGTGTTAATTTAGAGTGGTTTAGCTGCGGAGGGTGTCACGATGTTTCGTGTAAAATTCGTTGCGTGCTCCGACTGGGAGCGCGTTATATTCAGACCAAAGTTCCGTTTTGGTTTTGGGCACCGAATCAGCGGCGACGATGGCAACGGGATCAACGCCAAGATTTGCCACGATCGCGTTAGCCTTTGCAGCGGCGTCGAGTTCGGCAGCGGCCATAGTTGCGAGCGTTGCGGTGTGCTCGGCGGTAAGCGATTGAAACGCCAACACTGCGGCACTTAGGTCAGCCTGCGTTGCAGCGAGTGCGGCTAAAGTCGCCGTGTGCTCGGCGTTGAGTGTCTCAAATGCCTGAGCGTCAGCACGGGCGACAGTCAGCGCCTCAAGCGCCTCGGCGAGGGTATTGGGAAGATCCATATACCAATGGCCACGATGTAAAGCAAAACGCCGCGCGAGCGTGGAACTCGGGCGGCGGTTAAGCTTAGGAAGACATCAACGCTAACCCACAAGCGCCAACAGTCGCGCGTATGCTAACTCTTCAGTGGCTACCTTGTCAATCAATTTGTTTGCCAGTGCGCGGCTTGCGAGAAACGCCTGCCCGCGCATTGCCTCAGCGGGCACGTTGCGGTTGCGTAGCACGTTGGAACGGAAAAGGTCAAAGTTGTCCTGCACGTACTCGGTAAGAGACGCACGTTGAGCGGCAGTAAGCTCCGGCCCCATCATGGAGCCTTTGAGATCGCCCTCGGCGTTTGTGATCGGATCCCATTCCATGCCCTCCTCAGCCCACATTGCGGAGGTCGAAATCCACGGAATGATCGCGCCGATGCTGCCAACAGTCGCGCTCGGTGATGCCCAGACTTCTCGGCAACTCACCGCAATGTTGTACGCCGCAGAGCACGCAAGCCCATCGGTGTAGGCAAGCGTAGGCACCTTGCGGCTTATGGTTTGCAACGCGTCGGCCACTTCAGAATTGCCATTACAAGCACCGCCGGGAGAATCAATCTCAAGCCAAATTCCACGGCAGCGTGCCTCCATAGCGGCTTCAAGCTCGTCCTCGATGTCTTCATAATCAGTTGCGCCACAGCATTTTTCAATGGGGGAAATATCTCGTGCCAGCGTGCCGCAAATCTCGATGTGCGCAATGCCGTTAGCGTCAATGGTCATCTCCTCGCGAGGATTCACAAATGCGCTCATGTCCGGCATCTCGTATTTGTCGCCGTTGATACGCGGCCTGAGGATGCGGTCAATGGCTGCAAATCCTGCGGGGGAAATAAACCACGGCTCGCCGTAGACCTTGGAAATAATGCGGGAAAAGCTCATGGCGTTGGAGTTGGTAGCATGTCAGGCGGTTGCCCGTTAGGTGTCAAAATCCCAAACACACTGCGCGGCAGGTTGCTGCGCTCCATGCGTGCGCGGATATTAAGCTCGTCCTGTTCGATGGCGTCAAGATGTTCGTCAATCGTTAGCCCACCCTCGCCCAGGATCTCGCTCATTGAACGCATGCCCGCACGATAGCCCTCAATGGCGTCGCGGGAGGCGTAGCCGCTGTCAGCTGTGAGGCGTGGAGGCGAAGTGAAACGGAACTGGTATGCGCCTCCCTTGTCTTTGTCCGCGCCTTTGTAGGCTGGCAGCAATCCCAGTTCGACAGCGCGAGCCACCGCAAAAGCACAACGACGCTTGCACGCCTGGGATAGATATTGATGACGGTCGGAGGTTACCCGGTTGACCTGCTCCAGCACGATGCGAGCACTTGCACCGCCCATCTTATCCAGCCCCCAGACGTACTCAACGGGCCAGCCCATCGCAAGACACGCCTGTTTGATCAGTCGCTCTTGCAATCGGTCTTGCGCCTCGGATGGAATTTCGGATTTGAGTTGTGTGACGTTTTCGCCGGGTTGAAAATACTGGATTGTGCCGCCCTGCATTTGTTCCATGCGGATGCCGGTCGGATTGATAGACGCCTGTTCGGAAAGCGCATACGCTGGGTCGCTAACGTCGGCAATGCCCGTCTGGTTGGTCACGACTAGGCCAATTTTAGCGGCCATCTGCGAAGCAACTCGGATGTCATTTCCGAGCGTTGCTAGACAGCGAAGGTCTAGGATGGCTGGCGCTAGAGCGGAAATGCCGCGAGCCTGTCCGACTTCG